AAGAAGAAGTAAGGGCACCAGATTGTGGAACTGGTGGGGGCGGTTTTAAGGCCGGTAATTCATGTGCCAAGGGTGGTCAAGCAGTCGGTTCACAGAAAGACGGCAAAAAGCAATCTAGTGATTCAGGTAAGAAATCAAGTGGTGGTGCAGCGGTTGCAGAGCAACCAGCCCCACCAGATGCCTTTCTTGATGGCTCTGCAAAGTTCCGAGGGGCTATAGATTCCACAACTGATGCAATGGGGAAAGAGTCCACCGGCATTTGGGACCGTTCAAAAGGCTTTCTACCACTTCCCTCTGATGAAGTGGTGTCTTCCGTTGCTGCAGAGCAAAAAGCCTCTGCAGGTAAGCCACTATCAGCTAGTGCAAAGGCTAGTTACCAAGCATTGAACAACGAAGTTGGTCAGCAGTACCAATCTTTAGTTGATTCAGGCTTGAAAGTGTACGCATGGAAGGGTGAAGGTGAACCATACGGTTATCCACCCGGGTCAAGTAAGCCAAACTCAGCTTTAATGCGGCGAAGCATTGCAGACAGTGGTGAATATAAGTTTTTCATGACTGAAAAAGGTTTTGGAACGGGTGAAGCAACTCAAAACCACCCAATGATGCAAAAAAGCAAGTTCAAGACTTCAGATGGTGAACCCATGTTGCAAAACGATGTGTTCAGGGTTGTTCATGACATTGTTGCACATGAAAGAGGTGGAAATTCCTTCTCTACTCGTGGTGAGTACAACGGAATGATTACTCATGCCTCAACTCTTCCAAAAAACGCATGGCCTGCACTGTTCTCAGAGACGTTTGCACAAAATGCGGTCTACGAAACAACAAAAAAGTTTGCAGGACAACATGCTTACTATCCAAAGAAGGCAACAAAGTTTATCGAGGGCGTATTTGAGGACATCGGCAACATGAAACCAGAAGATCAGCAGAGAGCATTCACACCGAACGAGGGCATTGATAGTGATGAACCACTTGGTTATCAGCACATAAAGACCAGACCTTGGTTATTAAAAGATTCACAGACCGAAGATACCCCAACAGAGGACAAAGAAGATGAGTGATTTTGAACGTAGAGCGTATGACGGTCTAACAGTTGAGACGCGATCAATTGACGGTGAAGAAAAGCAACTCATTGAGGGCACTGCAATTGTCTTCAACAGTCTTTCCCGTGAAATGTCAGGTTTCTATGAGCGTTTGGCACCGACTTGTCTTGACAAGTTCTTTGAAAACCACCGTGCAACCGGAAATGGTGTGCCGGACATCGCTGCATTATGGAACCATGATGCCGGAGTTATTCTCGGCAGAACACCAAAGACACTACAAGTTCAAAAAGATGAACGAGGTATCCATTTCACTTTGGAACCACCAAAGTCCATGCCTCAAATTCTTGAAAGTGTTCAGAGGCGTGACTGCAGAGGTTGTTCGTTTGCATTCACAGTTGCAAAAAATGGTGAGGATTGGTCTGTTGACGAAGAAGGACGCAACATCAGAACGATAAATGAGATAGATAATTTTTTAGAATTATCTCTGGTGCTTCAACCTGCTTATGAAGCCACTGAGTTAGGCGTTGCCAAGCGGTCTTTCGAGTTATTCAAGGGCCAGAAAGAGCAAAGAAGGGCAAAGTACAAACAGTTCAAAGATTTTGTGGAAAAGTGCAGAAGGGCAAATTTATGAGAAGCGGTGAACGCTGTTCAAAATGCAATGAGGGGTTCTTTGGAGTCTATCGAACTGTTCGAGGTGGCTCTGAAGACCCTGTTGTGCGTTATTTGAAGTGCCCGAAGTGCGGTGCAACAGGTAAAAGCATTGTAAAGCCAGAATTTTCAAGAAGAAAACTGGCATCTTCGGTTGAGAGGCACTAGGTCTTTACCAAGTTTGGTAATCCTTTGCTCGACCAAATACGGGTTTGCCCTACATTCCCCTGAAAGCTAAGGGCATTCTGCTCATAGCACTTAACGCATATAGCAGAAAGGCCAAACAATGGCTAACAGAATCAAAAGTTTACTGGATGAATTAGCCAGTGTGCTAGCAGAGATGGGTGCATTGAACGAAAGTGAAGAGGCACCTAGTGAAGAGGAAGTGAAATCTCTCGAAGGTCTTGAAGCCCGTGCCGATTCTCTCAAGTCAAAAATTGAACTTGTTGAGCGAATTGAAAAGAAGGAAGCAGAACTCAGAACAGTTCTTGAAACTGCTGCTCCCGTAGAAGTTATTGCAGAAGAAACAGTTGTACAAAAAAGGGAGCTTGCAGTGCCAGAACAAAAAGCGTTTGCAGTACCGAGGCATTACCGCGAACTTCGTTGTTTCAAAGACGAAGAGACTGCATACCGTGCAGGCATGTGGTTGAAGGGTTATGCCCTCAATGATCATGAAGCCCGTCGATGGTGCAGTGACTACGGAGTAACAAAAAACACTCTTCGTGCATGGCCCGATCCAAACACACCTGCACAATCAGGCCGTGTCGATGGTGATGGACTTCACAATGGTATAGACCCCGGAAATGGCCTTGGTGGTGCGTTGGTTCCTGATGAATGGTCCAGCACACTTTACAAAAACATCTTCACATACGGTGTAGTGCCAAAGGCATTCCAAAACGTCAAGATGGGTTCAGATGTTCTGGTTCAGCCAAAACAGACCAACGGTCTTGATGTTTCAATTGTTGGTGAGAACTATGCAGCACCAACAGAGACCATCGGTTACGAAAACGTAAACGTGATTGCAAAACTCTTTGCAGTTCAGTGTCGTCTTCCTAATAGCTTGATTGCTGATTCAATCATCGGTCTTGCAGAAAACACTGCTGATGAAATCTCTCGTGCATACGCTCGAAAGTATGACGAGTTAGGTTTCAATGCAAGCAATGCTGAAGGTGAAGGTGGAATCGTTGGTGTTTGCCCTGCAATCACTGATGGAACACACACTGCAAGTATTGTTCAAGGGTCAGGTACTCTTGCGGGCATGGAACTCGGTATGTTTAGCGAAGCAATCGCAAAACTGCCAGAATTTGCTCGTGGTCGAGCAGCATGGTACATGAGTCCTGCTGCATTCGGTCTTGCTTGCACTCCAATTTCACTGACTCTTGGTGGTTCAGACCGTCAGGATGCTGCTCAGGGACCAGTTCAAAACCGGTTCATGGGATACCCAGTGAATCTAGTCAACGTCATGCACTCAGACCCGGGCACTTCTTCCGCAACTGATGTGTTTGCACTCTTCGGTGATCTAAGTCTTGCTGCAATCTTTGGCGACCGTCAACAAATGCAGATCAAGACAAGCACTGAGATTTACATGCAGTATGACCAAACGGCAATGGTTGCCTTCAGTCGTGCTGGAATCCTAGTTCATGAACTTGGTGACAACACTGATGCTGGACCAGTTATGGCAATAGTTGGTGGTGGCACCGATGCTGCACGAGATGCTATTGGTGGAGTTTACACACCTGCTGCTTCCGGTGGTGGTGGCTGAACTACCAGCTAGTTAAAAGTTTTTTGAGAGGGATGGGAGCCTCTATCCCATCCCTCTCTTTTTTTAGAAGGCAAAACAGATGCTAGTTCGGATGAGAAAGAACCACGGGTATGCGAAAATAGGCCAGATAATCAAGCTGGATGAATCCATCGCAGATTTCTTTGTTTCAAAAGGTCTTGCAGAGTGGACCGGTCAGCCAGTGAAGGTTGAAGAGAAGCCTGTTGAGGCAGTGGTGGAGAAGCCAAAGAAAAAGCGAAGGCGTAGGAAGACAAAGAAATGACTTACTATCCATCACAAGGCTTGCAGACTCCTGTTCGTTATCGGTCTTTAACCAAGATCGAGACAGTTGAGGAACAGCCGGTGACTTTGCTTGAAGCAAAACAGCACTTACGTGTGGACATCACAGAAGACGATGCCTTGATAGAGCGTCTTATAGAAGTCGCAACTGATTATGCAGAAACATACTGCGACATGACCTTCATGATGTGCAAGTATCGCATGAAGCTAGATGTTTTCCCGTACACAATAAGACTTCCCAGACCACCTGCAAACGAAGGTCTTCTAAAA